GGGTGGCAATCCGGGCGGTGCTAATCCACCTTCATTCGGTGGTGGTGGTGGTGGTACTGAATCACAGCCTGCTACATTCAATCCGTTCGCTGCGCAGTTCATACAGAACAGGCCTGATCAAGTATTGCCACGTGCCTATGTGCTTGCAGGTGATGTAGCAAGCCAGCAAGAAATACGCGAAAATGTAGAAGATTTATCTAGAATTGGTTAAACTAAATTATATTTAAAACATGGAAAAGAGAAAAGTAGTTAAGTGTGTAATAGACGAAGAAGGGCGTTTGGGTATTACGGCTATGGGCTTAGTAGACATGCCTGCAATCGAAGAAAACTGGATTGCACTTTCTAAAGTGCAGTTAAGCGCAATTAATGATGAACGGAGAATGCTTTACGGACCTGCATTGATACCGGATAAAGAGATACTGCGCTATGACGATAAGGGTGAGCCGTACTATGTCTACTTCGAAAAGGCAACAGTACAAGCTATCGCGCATCAGTTCTTCAAAAAGAACTTGCAGCACACCACCAATCTGCAGCATGAAATACCTGTAACAGGTGTGACAGTTGTAGAATCATGGCTAAAGGAAGGTAAGAATGATAAGAGCATCGAACTGGGCTTGCCTGATCTACCAGATGGCACCTGGTTTATCGGTACCAAAGTCGATGAAGATCACGTATGGAATGATGTGAAAGAAGGCAAGGTGAAAGGCTACAGCATCGAAGGCTTCTTTAATGAAGTAGGTGTGGCTATGAGTGGCGTAAAAAATCACGAAGCAGAATTGGTTTTGGAATTAGATCAGTTGCTTGCAGGTTTAAGCAAATGATTTATATTTGCCCTGTTTTGGTTTTATAATAGTGTCATAAAAGATTTAGGTTTTGAAAAAGATAGGGGCAAACGTGCCCCTTCTTTTTTTTACTACAGCATACACGCACGCGAGTATTCAGCCATAGTCATTTTGTTTGCTTTCGCGTTTTTAACTACAGCCTTGTACTGCTTTTCGGTTAGACGAACTGATATCTTTTTCGTCATTGATTGTACTTTCTCTTTCATAATTGGTGTATTTAATTATACTGCTAAGATAAGGCATGTAGGTGCATGTAACAAAATCACGTTTTTGCTACTATACCCAAATATCCAAACATGTCAAGTATTAAAGAACAAATCAAATCCGTATTCAATAAGTACGGCATTGATCCTTCAACAGTGGGTATCAAGTTCGAAGAAGAAACTGCTGCAGCAGAAGCACCGGCAACGGAAGTAAAGTTTGCAGTAGAAGGCACTTTGGCTGATGGCACTAAGATCTACTCAACAGCTGATGAGTGGGTAGTTGGTGTGGACATCTACACACAAGACGCTGAAGGTAATCCAGTGCCAGTACCTGCAGGTGAATACCTGCTTGAAGATGGTGTTACCAAAGTCTATGTAGGCGAAGAAGGTACCATTACTGAAATCTCACGCGAAGAACAATCTACCGAAATGAGCAGCGAAGATTTAGTTGCTGTAATCGGTCAGTTGTCGGAGCGCATTGCTGCACTTGAAGTTGAAAAGACTGAATTAGCTGCAGCAGTAGAAACTGCTAAGAAGGATTCAGAAGCATTGAAGACTGAACTTGCTTCAGTTAAAAAAGCACCTGCTGTACCTTCTGTTAAATCACAAGAATTCAAGAAAAACGCACAGCCTCTTGTAGCATCGAATGGTTCATCATTCGCTGACTTCATGGCTGAATTGCGTTCTAAACAAGTAAATTAATTCACCTCATAATTTAAATTAAGTATGCCAACAACAACTTCACTCACCACCACCTATGCAGGTGAATTAGCTGGTGAAATCGTAGCAAAAGCTTTGTTGTCTAACGTATCTGCACAGTACGTTACAATGAAGCCAAACGTACCTTACAAATCAGTAGTACGTAAAATTGATGACACTGTATCATTCGCTGCAGGTACTTGTGATTTCACGCCAACTGGCACGATCACTTTGACCGAGCGTATTTTGACTTTGGAAGAATTCCAAGTTCAGCGCCAAATCTGTAAAAAAGATTTCTTCATCGACTGGACAACAGCTGATGTGATGTCAGGTCGGGTAAATACACAAATTCAAGATGCAATCATTGGTCGCTTGGTAGGTGGTATCGCTGCAAAGAACGAATCCGTAATGTGGAATGGTGTTAATGGAAACACTGGAGAATACGATGGATTCCTTACCTTGATTAAGGCAGGTGGATCAGGTGCTGTATCTGCAGGTTCAGGTGCAATCGATGCAACTAACATCATTGCTACTTTGTGGGATGTAATCTCTACTGCTCCAGCTGCTGTAAAAGGTGCTGCTGAAAAGCCAACAATCTACATGGGACAGGCTGCGTGGGAATACTACATGCAAGCGCAAATCGCTGATGGCAATGGTTGGTATGCAACTGCCGGTCCTGAAGTGCAGAAGCGTTTTGTAGGTATGTACGAAATCGCAGTATGTCCAGGTATGCCTGCTGACAATATCGTGTTTGCACAGAAATCAAACTTGATGCTCGGTACATGGCAAGAAAACCAAATGAACGAAGTGTTCATTTTGGATATGCAGAATCTTGACGGATCACAGAACGTTCGCTATGGTGCGCGTTTCTACCTCGGTGCGCAGATTGCTGTTGCTGAAGATATCACCTACTGGGGTGCATAATAATTAACCAAAGGGGGGTGTAACAGCCCCCTTTTAAAACTATATAAAATATGGCTTGTGACTTAACTACAGGTTTTACACTCGGATGCCTTGAAGGAATCGGTGGTGTAAAAGAGATTTTGATTGCTAACTATGATGATTTTGAATCGGGCATCACTTATGATGCGGTAACTGGTAAGATAGACGGATTGCCAACTGCAACTATCTATCGTTACGTGCCATTCCGTAATTCAGGATCATACATTGAAACGGTGCAGAAGAATTTGGAAACAGGTACTTTGTTTTTCTCGCAAGAAGTGGGATGGACTTTTGGAAAGCTTGCGCAGAACATGCGTAATGAATTCTTGAATGTTGCCAAAGCTAAAATGGTTGTGTTTGTTCGTACCAATGACGATCAAATTTTGATGGTAGGTATTGGCGAAGGTGCGCAGCTTACTGCAGGCACTGTGCAATCAGGACAGCAGAAGGCAGATTTGATGGGATATCAAGTGACTTTGATTGCTGAAGAACTTTCTCCAGCTGTTCACCTTGAAAATTACACTTCTGTTCCTTTTGATAACTTCGCTGGAATAACTGTAAGCCCTGCTTACTAAGATTTGTTTTCCGTTTTGTGTGTTATTGTTGTATTGAAAAAAAGGGCAGGTTATCTTTGACTTGCCCTTTTTAATTAAAAGGAACTATGATATATTTACTTACTGATACAGCTGCACAAACCGTCTACTTACAGCTAGACGAAACACGCCAGTATTACGCTACGCCATTCACTCACTATCTGTTGATTTTAACACACGAAGAAAATAGCACAACCGGAGATAAGCTTGCACAGGTAGCTACTATTGTGAATGAGAATGTGCGCATTACTGAATTACAAATCACAACGGCATCACTTACACTTGCTGGCCGTTATCGATACGATGTATACGGGCAGAATTCAGCTGTAAATACTAACCCAAATAACGCAAGTGTAGTCGGACTATGCAAACGTGGTTATGTTGTACTAACGGACAACACGCAGTTCTACGATGTACCAACCGATACAATACCAAATGATATAATCTATGAGCCATAACGAATCGAATATAGTGTCATTGAAGCTTAGTGAGTATGTTGCTAAGAGCGATGCAGAAAAAGTAGACAGAAAAGGGTGGGTAAACTATGGAGATCAAAACGATTTCCCACAATATCTGCGCGATTTGGCGCATGAATCGCCTGTTCATGGCTCATTGGTAGTAGCCATTGGTGACATGATTGCTGGTAAGGGTATCAAAAGCGAGCAGTATCAAGCGGAATTAGATGCACTTGATGTAAACACTTTGACATATGCTTGTGCGCATGACTTAAAATTGTTCGGTGGTTTCTTTATCGAAGTGATTTGGAGCAATGATAGAACGGTTATATCTAAGCTAAACGCTATACCATTTGAAGAATGCCGTATAGCAATTAACCAGGAAGACGAAACTGAAATAGGTATATATCACAGCTACGATTGGTCGAACATTCGTAAGAAAAAGAACACGCCCGAATTCATACCCAAATACAACTACTTAACACGTGCTGAAGAACCACGTCAAATCTATTGGTGCTTCACATACACAGGTAGTGATGTCTATCCACGCCCTGACTATTGGAGCGCGATTAACTACATCGAACTAGATAAGCAGATTTCTATATTCCATATCAACCAAATATCAAACGGTCTTTTCCCTTCTACGATCATTAACTTCTACAATGGGCAGGCAACACCTGAACAGAAGCAGCAGATGATGTTGGACTGGGAAAACAAAATGAGTGGTGCACGTAATGCAGGTAAGGTGGTTATGTTCTTTAACGAGCGTGACCAGCCAAAGACTGAAATCACACCATTCCCGGTTAATGATGCAGATAAGCAGTATCAGTTGATGGATACTACTGCTACGCAAAAGATTATTACTTCGCATCGTGTTACTACGCCACTGCTTTTCGGTATTCGCGAAACATCAGGCTTCGGTAGTAACAAAGATGAAATGGCTACAGGCTTGGAGATATTCAATAAGCAGGTTATTCAGCCATATCAGGAAAAGATAAACACCAGTATCGAAGAACTATTAAGCAATCAGTTGCCCGGTGTAAACTTTACCATCGTACCTAATACGCCACTTGCAGTTGAGCCGGCAGAAGAAGTTGCAGATGCGACAGGTGGAACTACCGATGTAGCTGCAACAGCTTTGAATGGCGCGCAGATCAGTTCACTTGTAGATATTGTGATGCAATCAGCTGCAGGTGCTGTGCCTGTGACCAGTGCAAAAGCGATTGTGGGTGCAGCGTTTCCAACATTGCCACCTGCGACAGTGGATGCAATCTTTGCAGACGTATTGCCGGGTAGCTTGCAACCTACGGAAGTAATTCAATCAAGTGTTGAGTTAAAAAAAAAAGTAGATGCTGCTGAAGAAAGCTATGCACCAACTGATGAGATGGCTGCAGAAGCAGAGTTAGGTTTAAAGTGGCGTGAAGAATATGGTCGCGGTGGAACTGAAGTAGGTGTGGCACGTGCAAGGGATATTAGCAACAAGCGCAATCTATCACTTGATACTGTTAAGAGAATGCATAGTTACTTTTCACGCCACGAAGTAGATAAGCAAGCAACAGGTTGGAATCAGGGCGAAGAAGGATTTCCCACTGCAGGGCGTGTAGCGTGGCAGTTGTGGGGCGGTGATGCTGGCCAAGGTTGGGCAGCGCGAATAGTTGAGCGAATCAATAAAGAAGAACTAAGTGATCTGCATGTAGGTGAAGCTTTGATAGAATTAGGTGAAGACGAAACCGAAAACATGATTCTAATTGATGCGTATGAAGTCGATACTGAACATGAGTTTGCAGTGCGTACAGGTGCTGCTCGCCCATCTGCTAAGAGTGAGCAAGATGCTGTGGTTGATGGCAAATACTTTATTACTCGTTACGTTTACGCAGGTAGTTTTAGCCATCCTAATATGCGCCCATTCTGCAAGAAAATGATAGAAGCAGGCAAGTTATATCGCAAAGAAGATATAGTTGCTATGGAGAATGTAGCAGTCAATCCCGGATGGGGACCTGAAGGTGCAGATACCTATGATATTTGGTTCTACAAAGGCGGTGGAAATTGCAAACATTTTTGGGAGAAGCGTGTGTATGTAGATGCAAGTGGTGCGAAGATTAACCCAAATGATCCTGATGCGCAAAGAATAGCAGTGAGCATGGCTGAACGCATGGGATATAAAGTGCGCAACAATTCATTAGTTGCAAAGCTTCCCGAAGACATGCCCTATAATGGCTTTTTACCAACCAATCCTATTTACGGTAATCAATAATTACAACTATGCCTGAAGTATTACTTATATCCGAAAACTACGTCAAGAAGTACACTACCATTAACGGCAGTGTAGATCCTAACTTACTCTATCCATCCATCTATTTAGCACAGGATAAATGGCTACTTCCCTTTTTGGGAACTGACCTGCTGAATAAGATTAAAGCAGACGTTGCTGCTGGTACAATCAGCGGTAATTATGAAACGCTGCTGGAAGATTACATCCAAAAGATGCTGCTGTGGTGGGTGATGGTGGATGTAACGCCTAATCTTTGCTATCGTATGGACAATGGCACACTAGTCCAGCGTCAAAGTGAAGACACTGTGCCGGTATCTGATGTAGTAATGAAGGATATGATAGACCGGGCGCGACAAAATGCAGAGCATTACACTACTTTGCTAGTAGATTACTTATGTGCTAATAGCAGTTTGTTTCCTGAATACTCTACTGCGCAATGGCCTGACCGTTCACCACGTACTGATGTCACTAATACGCTGAATTATCAGTTCAGTTCGGGCAATACTGCAACAAGCTATCGCCCTACTTACTCACGTAACATCATTAACCGTATACCATGAGTGATAAAAAGACACTGAAGCAAGAATACACTGAACGTTTGCGTAAATACGAACGCGAACTATCATTAAAACTACGAGCCAATGTCAGCAAAGAAGCAGACAAAATCAAAAAGTGAACAGCCTGTAAGTGTTACTTACAAGTCTATTCGCTACTATGTGCAGCTATTCGATGGGCTGTGGTCGATACCGATAGCGTTTGCGCTATTTATCATTGCAGGTGTGGTTAGTGCAGAATACTTTGGTGATGCTTTGATAAGTACCGAATACTTGCAATACATCG